GAACACTGCCAACTCCTCCTCAATGCTCCCGGCCTCAGGAGACGCAGAGGGAATGTCCCACGGTTGAGCCTCAACACCTCCTCGACGCGGAGGAGACGGCCATTGGGGCCCGAAGGCATAACTAGCATGAGGCTGCGACAACAAGAGGTGACTGGCCACGTCCTGCTGGGCGGGAGAGACATACCAGCGCATGCCATGGGGGGGCTACTGCCCCATGCCGTTGAGAGCCACCGGCAAGAACAGATTGCGTCCCTGACACTCCCGTGTGATCTGCGGGCCCCACTTTTCGAACCAAAGTTTAGTGGCGGCCGGCAGGGACCGGCGCGGGACATGCTCGAAGAGAGCAGTGACCACGTGGGACGGCTTGAAGACATCGGTCTCCAACTTCATGATCCCGTGAAACAAAGACCCCCGAAGGACCTGGATCCGCGCCCAATTGCCTCGGCGCAACACGTACATCTGGGAATTGATGCAAGCGAACTTGGTGCTCTCATGACTCTTCCCTGGGGACCTCTTGAGGCCGATTGATTCCGAAATTGTCCAGAATGTGTCCTCAATCGCCCGACTGCTCCTCGCCAAGCGGTCATCCCCGTTGATGATGAAGCGGCGACGCGCCACCGCCAGGGGAATCCCGTGTAGCCCGTAGGCTGGCAACGTGCACGCAGCATTGGCGAGGCAAAGCAGAGGGAAGGACGTGATCTGGCCCATCAACTGCCCGCAAGATTTGGTTGCCCGGGGGAATTCCTTAGTCAGAACTAGGACCCGCCCGTGGTATCGAACAGAGATACCCTCTCCCTCAGTCTCCTGGAACCAGCGGCCCCGAATCCGGACCCCATGAAGCGGCTTCTCCTTGAACTCCTTCGGAATAGCCCCATACGAAATCACCTTATCGGCATTGTCGTCCATCACGACGTCATAGTACGGGTACCCTTCCGTCAGGTAGTCCAGAATCCAATTCGTCAACCGCGGATCCAGAAGATCAGTCGCCGCGGTGAAGTCCGAAGACGCCGCCATGTCCCCGTCATGGCCAAGGACCTCATCCACAAGGTCGCCAGTGATCACCCGCGACATAGAGGGGAAGAACTCAAGTTTCTTCATCTCGCGGAGAACCCGCTGCTGCCAGAGGCCTCCCACTGTGGCCCCCGCCTGGGATCCCGAAGTGACCATCCGTATCTTCCCCCCAGCTTCTCGGACGGCTGTGGCCGCCACCCGCTTGCTGACACCTGATGCGATGTCGGCCCGAGCCTCGGCCTTGACAAACGCATCCCACTCGACTTCACTGCGAGGATACCGGAGAGACCTTTCCAGGTGAACCTCTCCGTCTGAGGTGAAAACGGGCCGCGCCGTAACCTCAGGATCCTCCCACTCGCAGGACTCGTCGATCCTCTCGTCCCCGAGGTGATCGAACCGCCGGTGCCCCTCAGGACCCCGGGTATGGTGGATAGGGTACTTGGTGACCCCGGACACCATCCGTGCCTCCCAGGCCATCCTGGCCAACGGAGTCTTCGTCTCACGGACTCCATGACTGAATCTGTAAAGCCCACCGGCTTTACCCCCCAACGCGCGCTTGGCCTGAGTCGAACCAGTACTCTTGGGGGGGGATGTGAGGGGGATGTCCTCCCAGTTCAGCCCGGCCTTTATCTCATCGAGAATCGGCCGAATCGCCTCCTTGGCGACAAAGATGAACTCGCCGTCAGGGCGAGAAGTCTTCACTTTCGCGCAATGATCCCGTTTGCCGTTGCAGACCATCCAGTCTGATGCGTGGCCGAGGCACCCTTTCATCTTCATGAGGGACTCACTGAGCTCACACGCATTCTGCCAGGGACCCCGGCAGCGTCTCCGACCCTTCGTCGAGGCGCTCTGGCCAAGTCTTGCATCAACCCAACGGGCGAAATTGCCATCCAAGGGCACCTCCTGGTGCTCCGTATCGAGGAGCCGAGCCGAGAAAGACTCGCAAAACTTCTTGACCTTGGAACAAACCACAGTCTCGTCAACAGACAGACACAACCTCATCAGGTTAGCTCTCGCCGAGAGCTGGACCGCGCGTGGGGCACCGAAAAGGCCGAGCGTTTCACAGAGCTTCTCTGTGAATGACCTCAGCACATCGTGCCCCCGTGGTTCAAATCTAGATCCGCCTGGATCTCAGAACCTTGATTGTTACCCCCCAGCCCCCGTTCTTGAAAAGGGCTGGCTTCGGTGCAACTGCCACTCATAGTGGTCAGTGACGTCCTGCACAAAATGGACGTTCCGACGAATTTTCTCTGTTTTATGAAACAGTAGAG